CTACGATAACCGCGCATTCAACATGGCTATCTGTTCGTCGTTCATGTCATCAATCCACATACCGTAAATTTCATACACCATCTGCGCAGTTTCATGCCCCATTTGGCTGGCTATAAATGCCGGGTTCGCTCCTGCCGTCAACAGCCAGCAGGCAAAAGTATGCCGCGTATGGTACGGATTACGGCGGCGAATACCAGCACGTTTTACTGCTGCATTCCACCTTGCCCCCAAACTGCTTACCGAGTAATAAGGTTTTTGTTTTCCGTTACACACCCTGGGCATGAAAACAAAATGCAGTTTTTGCTTTTCGGTTCTGCCGTACTCCCGATGATAAAAGGTGATTTCGCTTTTGCGATGATGCCCGGTCAGTTTGTATTGCTCCTTCAGTGCTTCAAGAGCAGGCTGCAGTAGTGTTACTGTTCGGATCCCGGCATTTGTTTTTGGGGGACCGAACATATCAAGTATCGTCAGGTTTCTTCTGACATTCACTATTCCCTTTTCGAGATCCACATCCTCCCACGCCAGAGCTGCCAGTTCCCCGTGACGAAGTCCTGAGTAAACGGCAAATTTCCACAAGTTCTGGCTCTGTCCTTTTTCACTTTCCATTAATGCATTGAATTCTGTTTTAGATAACGGATCAGGCTTTATTCTGTTTCGCTGTAATTTTTTTACTCCTTCAAATGGTTTGGTTGATATAAATCCCGACTGATACGCAAAACGTAACAGCGAACAGAGCAGGGCGATATAGTTATCAACTGTGCGTACGGTTCTTCCTTTTTTGTTGGATCTTGGATTATCCATGTAAAGCGTTTCTCCATGCAGCAGTTCATTCCGGTAATTTAAGATATCGCTATAACGAATATGTGATATCGGGGTACTTTCACAAATTATTATTCTGAGTGTTTTTAATTGTGATTTCGTTTTCTTCATTGTGTTTGTTGTTAACTCTGTCTCTTTAATTTTTGTCCAGATATCACAAAGCTCCCCGAACGTTTTTATGACTCTCGTTGTCACCATTTTTGCCCCAGTGCTGGACTGGGGAAAACGTCTTAAATACTCAAATTCACCGGAGTTTATTTCATGAACTATCAGCGCTCTTAAATTTCCGGCCTTTTTAATATTACTGTTTGTAATCTCCCAGCCTTTTAATGTTTCCCGACATCGTTTTCCTCGAAACATGAACCAGATGCGAATGTATCTACCTCTAATCTCGACACCTGTTGGTAATTTAGACATATCATGATTCTTTGATAAACTGATTTATCTTTGGATAGTTGTACCAGATAATTCCTCGTTTGCTGTCTGGCTTACCTAAAGGAGATACTCGTTTGAAGTGGAAGCCCTCCACCCAACAGTTCTGGCGGTATGCTTCAATTTGTCTGGCCCCCAGACCAGTGCGAAGCATCAGGCCGTATTCAACCATCCACTCTTCATTAAAGATTACTTGTGCCATCGCATCACCTCTGGCAGGCGCCAATGTTAGACTGAAATTGACGCCCGATGTTGATTATTAATAATCAGCTATGAAGTTTTAATTTGAATACAATGCAACTCACGAGGACTGAAGTTTCTCGCAATTAAAATTAATCAGTTTTACTTTCTGCTCTCTGGAAACGCCTGCTTCTTTTTTACCTGAGAGCATTTTTTCGCATTCTGATTTCGTTAGTTTAGATTTTGAATATCTTGTCCAGTTAGTAGGAGTGCCACCTTCCTTTTCAATAGTGGCGGTAATTTTATACATGAACATCTCCATTATTATTTCCAGTGGTTCGTTTATTCCATCTTTCGAGTGCTTCTTTTTCACTTCCACCATAACCGGTTCGGGATTCGCATGCGTTACACTTCGCTCGGTAATATCCTGAAATGGCTTTCACCGTTACTGATGGACAACCACAAAATGGACATGGTTTGACTTTTTCATACCGCATTGTCTTTTCTCTCATATGATAAAATTTTGTGATGGCGGTGAGGCTACACCGCCAAAGTCAATATTAGGATCCGATATATTCTGGTTTCATATCTGTCAGTGTCGTTTTATACGCCTCATATAATTCACCCAGATGTGGTCGAGCAGCATTCAGCGTATTTTCCAGAGCAGTAAATTTTTGTTCTGCTTCTGGATCACCTGATGAAGGCAGGTCATTTATCATCTTCTCGATACTGGCAATAGCATTGAGACGGTGATGACGCCGAACCACTTTTCCTTTAAGCTCGGCAAAGAATTCGCCGATCTGGTTTTTCTGATCCTCTATCTCTTGGCGTAATGCAGTGGTTTCCTCAGTCGTGGCCGCGCTTTCGACACGCTGCCGGAATTCATCAATCCACGCTTCGTCAATACGCTGTTCGATGGTTTCTGTTCGCTGCTCGCTTACCTCTCTATAATTCTGTACCGGCACAGGATTGATGATTTTTTCCTGTGGCTCTTCCAGTTCGTCCGGGGTATACACGCCCAGGATGACGTCAGGACAATAAAGGCGAGCCCAGTATTTCAACGCCAGATAGGCGAGCTGTTGTTTCGGGTTTGAGGTCCATAAAGGAGAATTACGCGTAATCACGCTGGAAAGAAACACCGGTTCTCCCCAGGTAATCTCACTTTCACCGCGAAGAACTGCACCAACTCGAACGGATAGACCATACTCATCTTCACTGGTCCAACATGGGATCGTTTCTTTTTTCTCATAGATTCCGCCTCCTTTGGCCGTTTTCTTAACGGTCTCCACTCGGGTGCGAGAGCATTTCTCCCAGTCTCCCTCGTACTTGTAATGGAAGCGGCCTACAATTGCACTTGAGCTAGAGATCACAGCGTTAACAAGTTGTGCTTCATAACCCAGAACTCCGTTTACCAGGTGTGTTTTCTGAGCCACAGCGTAGGGGTTCATGCCCCATTGCATGGCTTGCATGATGATTGCCATGCAGTCGGCAGGTTTTCCGCGAAGGTGATCGGGAACTGTGACGGTGGCCTGTGACATCAACCCGGCTACTTCCTGAAGTTGCGTCAACGCCTGAACGTTAAAAATAGTGTTACTGGCAGAAATGGTATTTGGTGTCTGCTCTGTCGTGATGATATTGGTATTTTGCATGGTCAGGTTCTCCATTAAGCCAGATGCAGTGCTTCAAGACGACGAAGATCAAAGTCGTTTAATTCGTCGGTATAACTTTCGGTAATCGGTGCTGGCCAGTTGTTTGTCTCTAGGGCTTCGTTTATCTGGCGTAGCGTCCGGCGATATTCCTGTCGACCAAGTTCCAGGAGTTCCTGCGAGGCTTCCACGACTGCCACCCAGTGATAGCCAACATCTTTGTTGACGAAGATCCAGAAAAATTTGTCCAGGTTTGCCACATCACAATACATTGCGGCGCTGAGGTGATAATCACGCTCAATAATTTCACGGTGCAGGCGATCTTTAAGTCGTTCCTGCCGCACATAACCGAGGCTGACTGACTTCACGTCAGCGCAAATGCTTTCGTATGGCAGCCGGATTTCGATATCAGGACGGACCCTGATTTCCAGCCCGGTTTCTTCATCAAACCCGAAATAGCTGATTTCAGATTTGCGATCCGGGTGGTTGAGTAGCCTTGCTGCATCGGTATTGTTTTGCAGTGCCGCGTGAATATTTTTTGCCTGTTCATACATATCCGCACTGATAAACGTTTTCCCGGCGTTTTCTTCTTGCTGTCGTTTTTGCCAGTCCTCCAGTGTCACCAGTTCCGGGCGAATTTTCCGTGCGATTTCGGTTAATTGCTCTTTTGTGCCACTGATGTTGTAAGGCAACGATTTAGCACGTTCTTTTTTTGCCAGTTCTGGATCTACAGTTTCAATTTGCTCCAGAAGCTGCTCCCGTGTTCCACTGGTTTTCAGCAGAGGAGGGAGGCTTGCGTTGTATTCTTTAATACAGGCTTTCATTGCTGATGCTGTGTGTTTTTCCCCCTCAGGAATACGCCGAAATTCCTCCGGAAGCGAACCGTAAAGGATGCCTGTTTCTTCGGCCCCAGCGCTTACCGACAGTGGCTGTATAAGAATGCTGTTGTAGCTTTCGATCCACTCTTTCATCTGCTCTGGTGTCATCAGTGATGGCAGACTGGCATTGTGTTTTTTAATGATGGTGATCAGTTCGTTAGAAGTAGTAACCACATATTCAGGAACCGGTACCGGAATGGCATATTCATCAGCGAATTTATCCGTTTCCAGAACATAGCTGTGAATGATCCGCCCACGCAGCAATGCATCACTTTCCTCGTTCGGAATAGTCCCGGCAATGTGCCGCCCGTGGTAATACATCAGACTGATGCGGGCATCCTTCAGCATTGTGCTGCTTATTCCGTTGGCGGAGTGATAAACCTCGTTCGGGAGGTTTTCATAGCGGCCAGGCTCGAAATATGACGGCCACATGATTTCAGTTGCTACATTAGCTGACGCTTCACCAGTTTCATCACTGCAATCGTGATGCGGATGGTTGCCAGCATTCTCCTTGTGTGGATGTTCAGCGCTTTCCATTTCCTCCGGATCATTTTCCTGAACTTCAACCTGATTCTCTTCATCGAATGTTTCCTGGTATGTTGCGTCGCCCATCACCGCACCACAATCAGGGCAGTTGCCGCCGTCGGTCTGACCGCAGGCGGCGCAGGCTTTTTCCGGCTCCTGTTGCGTTATTGGCTCGGATTGTTTCGTTTCTGGCTCGTTTTGTTGCGCATTTCGGCTGTTTTGTTCCGCTTTCTGGTCGTTCTGTTCCGTTTCTTGCTGGTTCTGATTCACTGAATCGCGGGTTTCAATCCCCTTCACCCATTTCGGATCGTTCGGGTCGCTAATTCCGTCAACAAATTCACCACGTGATGCAGCAAGTAATTTATCGGCATCGACAGGATTTTTTGATGGAATGTTTTTCCGGGCTTCATGGAGTTCTGCCCGCAGTTCCTGATATTTCGCATCAACAGAATTTACCTGTGACTGAGCATCCAGCGGCTGCGTGTCCTGATGATGTTCAGTTGCATTCGGTTCCACTGTTTCAGCCGTTGCCTGTTCATCTGCCATTGCGCCAGATGGTTGTGGTTTTTCTTCATCGTCCTGTTTTCCTTCTTCTGTCACACGCTGCGGCATCGGGGTAGAGGAGCGACCGCAGGCAATATCCACGATTTCCGGATCAGGGTTGGCATGATCAGTTTCAGTCAGTACTTTGTTCAGATATTCAGTGACGTGCGCGGGGATGACCTCGATCCCAATTGGTGCTTCTTTCACGGACGCAACCACGGTGGCGCGGGAATAATCCAGCCCGCCAGGCATGGTGATGAATTTGTCGCGGAAAACAGAAAAGGGCGGTTTATTTTCAGCGATAATTTCCTCAATGCGTTTAGCGTGTGCCGGATGAAGGTTATAGATGTCCACGTCCATTGAACGGGCCAGTACGCCAGTGGCTACATCGCGTGCCAGTGACGTCAGATCGTGGACGAAACCTTCGCCGCGATCGGTGAGGTTCCCGCCGCCAGCATTAGCACCGGAAGCCGTGCGAGTGATGCGTGAAACACGATTCCCTTTCCTCCATTCTTTTGTCAGAAGACCACGATCAATGTGTTCGGTATCCAGCCAGGCTGAAATGAAATTCTTAAATTCATAGGGCTGATGTTTTTTCGTGATAGAGAAAACTGCCTTAATTGCATCAGTCAGGCGGAGCAGGGCGGCATTATCCAGAGTTGTCGGTTCTGCCATGCCGCGTATGGCCAACAGCAGATTCTGGACATAGCTGTTTTCCTGGTCCATCTCAAGAGCAGTAATGTGTTCGCGTTGTTCACGGGTGGCATGATGCAGGTATTTCCGATCCCCGGCCGCATACGTAAAAATGTGCAGAAGACGCTGTGTGAACCGCAAAGTGGCTACAGAAACTTCGCAATCCTGGCAATCCCCGTGGGCGTCTGCCTGCGCGTTTTCTTCCTGGCCTCCCGCCAGTTCTTTGGTTTCCTGGGTATTCTCCTGATGGTGAACGTCGTCTGGTGCTGCACCCGGTTTTAGTTCCCAGGTGATGGAGTCCTTGCCGAGTTGATAGCGTTCACACCACGTAAAATCGATCTCACCTTCAGGGGGAAGGTCATTAACGACAGGAAAATTAGTTGCAACAGTTTTAAAATAGTTGCTCAGTTTTTTACCTGACTTAACGATCAGGTAGTCCAGAGTGGCACTGGTCGATTCAAAATCGTCGCTTGCCCACAGGACGACGTCAGGTTCACCGGATGATTTTTTCGCTTTCCGTAAAAGGAAGAGTGGTTTTGTGCTCATTGTTTTTTAACCTCAACTCAGATTAAAATTACTGCGAGTGATGAATAAATGTCCCAGGTTCTTCACTCAGGCCTGCACACTGTGCAGGCTTTCTTTTTTTCAGATTTCACCGTTTAATTTCATTGCGATCAGAGTTGCCAGAAATCCAGCTTTTTTTTCTGCGGGCAGATTCTTTCCGATGTAAACCAGGCACATTTTTGTGACACCTTCATCAAGTGTTTTAACGTTGCCTGATGGACCGTCGATATCAACCACAGTGAAAGGGGTTTCTTTATTTTCTGTTTTAATCACGTAGCCAATGCGCTTTCCTTCCAGATTCACCTCGTGAACAATGTCATCGGTAGTTACAACAGTGGCTTCATAATTGGTAATCATGTTTTTCTCCTTAATTAAGGTTGAGCGAATCTCTACCATTTCTGGCATAAATTCAGTTTCGAATAGTCAATTAATTAAAGTTCGTGTGCCATCTGGTCTTTTTCGGCACAGATTTCACTACAATATTTTTTCATTTCCGTCGTTGGTATAACTCCACGCATGAAATGAAGTGGTCTTGTAATGATTTTGCTTTCTTCAATTTCTTTATTGCAAAGGTGATAAGCACATTTTATTTTCTTAGTCATTACCATGACTCCGCCTTTACAGGTAAACCATCACGACCGAGGAAGACTTTAATCATGCAGTCAGAAATGCATGTTTTTGTAGTCAGGCTACGAATATAAAGTTTTCGCTTTTTAATATTGTTTGCCGAGGCGATATATGTCCGACCTTCATGAAGAACATAATCGCCAGGGGTCACACACTGACGTGGTATTTCATCAGTTCCGAAGTGATGAGCAATCATAATTATCTCCATTTTTACAAATGAATTTTGTCGATGCGGTGCCTGGTGCCTCCAGGTGACGTTAACCAGTTAACAATTAACGCCGGATAATCCACCCATAACACTGATGCTTTTAACTGCGCCGCGTGCGCTTAGCCGCATTCACCGCATCACAAAATTCACTTTAAAAAGGGGCGGCAGGGCAGCTACGGAGTAGAACTGATGCCGCCAAAAACTAGACACAGCAATGTCGTTATTTACAACCGGAGGCGCACTCCCACCATTTAAATTTAACAGACAAGACCGACTCTTTATGGATACCGGAAATGCGCCTTCGTATTGTGCCCGGTTTTATTTCACCACCTCCGGGCTTTGGTGGCCTCGGCTATACCCCTACAGCAAGAATATTGAATTAATCCAATAAATGGTTTAGCTGGTATTTTTGGCAAGCCAGCGACGTGCGCCAGCTTCGGTTTTAAACGATTTGCTTTTGGTATACGTCATGGCGGTGAATGTGCCGTCCTGATTGGGAAACACGCCACATACCCTGGAACGCCGTGCATTACTGGCGGCGCAGGAAGCGTTGAGTACGGCAATTGATGCGCATGATGATGCAGTCCAGGCCGTTTACCGGAAAGCACATTTCAGCGGTGGTGGTTCGTCCGGCGATTCTGTTGTTGTTCATTAAGGTGATGTGGTGGGTAATGACTCCAACTTATTGATAGTGTTTTATGTTCAGATAATGCCCGATGACTTTGTCATGCAGCTCCACCGATTTTGAGAACGACAGCGACTTCCGTCCCAGCCGTGCCAGGTGCTGCCTCAGATTCAGGTTATGCCGCTCAATTCGCTGCGTATATCGCTTGCTGATTACGTGCAGCTTTCCCTTCAGGCGGGATTCATACAGCGGCCAGCCATC